CTGCGCTTACACAGACCCATCAACAAACCAAAAGACGTTTAACCAACAATTCCCAGCATCTACGGCTGCTGACGATATCGTTGCTTACGTTGTTGACGATCCTAAGTTGTTGTTCCGTATGCAGGGTGATGAGGCTATTGCTCAAACCGGCCTTGGAAACAACATCTCAGCGGTTAACACTGCTGGATCAACCTCAATCGGTCGAAGCAAGAACGCCCTAGACGGCGGCTCTATCGCTACGACTAATACACTACCACTGCGTGTCGTTGATTTCGTAGATGGCCCATCAAGCACCGTAGGTGATGCATTCACAGATTGCATCGTTACCTATCTGCCCTTGAGCCACGCTTACGAAACCAAGCTCGGCGTATAAGGAGAATTAGGCAATGGCAATTTCAAGAGCGCAAATGCTTAAAGAACTCCTGCCTGGGCTTAACGCCCTATTTGGTTTGGAGTATGAAAAATACGAAGACGAGCACACTCTCATTTATGAGACAGAAAGCTCTGATCGTTCATTCGAGGAAGAGGTAAAGCTGTCAGGCTTTGCAGCGGCTCCTGTTAAGGCAGAAGGTGCGGCAACGAGCTATGACTCAGCGCAAGAGTCTTTCACCGCTCGGTACAATCACGAAACCATTTCGATGGGCTTTGCGATCACCGAGGAAGCGATGGAAGATAATTTGTACGATTCTCTTTCGGCTCGTTACACCAAGGCGCTTTCTCGCGCTATGGCGTACACGAAGCAAGTCAAAGCAGCTAACTCGCTGAACAATGGCTTCACCAGCTTCCAATCTGGAGACGGTGTTACCCTGTTCAACGCTTCGCATCCATTAGTGAATGGTGGCACCAATGCCAACCGTCCATCTACTGGCGCTGACTTGAACGAAACATCTTTGGAAAATGCAATCATTGAGATCGCTGCTTTCACTGATGAACGAGGTCTACTGATTGCAGCACGTCCTCGTCGTTTGATCGTACCACCCGCTTTGATGTTTACAGCAGATCGTCTGCTCGAAACCACTCAGCGTGTTGGCACTGCTGACAACGACATCAATGCCATCCGTAACATGGGTGCGATCCCAGAAGGTTACGCCGTCAATCATTACCTGACTGACAGCAATGCTTTCTTCTTGATCACCGATGTACCGAATGGTATGAAGATGTTCGAGCGTACTCCGCTTGAAACGTCTATGGACGGTGACTTCGACACAGGTAACGTGCGCTATAAAGCGCGTGAGCGTTACTCATTTGGTGTATCTGACCCATTGGGTATTTACGGATCGCCAGGCTCTAGCTAGAGTCAAGGATTGGTGGCTCCTTATGGGGGCCACCTTTTTTTCCTGACCGATTGTTCCACGTGGAACATAAGGACTAACCCAGACAGGAGACTACAATGGGTACTACAACTTTCACTGGTGCGGTTCGCTCTGAAAGCACCTTCAAAACCGTAAGCAAAGACAGCACCTCTGGTGCGATTACTGAGGTTGCAACTATTGGTGACGGCCCTGTAAGCCTAGCTGACGGCAATATAACGATTACTAATGCCACGCATAGCGGCAGAACCATACTTGTACCAGATGGCGGTCAAGACAACACTTACACCTTACCTGCGCCAATCGCCGGTTCTGTGTTCCGTTTTGTTTACGCTGGCGGCGCTGCTGATGCGACTGACGCAATCATCATCACCCCAGGAAACACTAACTTTTATATTGGCGGTGTTACTTTCTTAGATACGGATGGTAACGAGGTGAGTTCAGTATTCTCTGATGGCAACTCTAACAGCAGCATACAGTTGAACGTGCCTGCCGGATTTGATGTAACCATCGTTGGTTTGAACACTACCAACTATCAAATCTTCGGAAATGTTACGAGCACAACCGCGCCTGCATTTGCCGATCAGTAACAGGAGCTTGATATGGCTGATGCAGTAGCAACTCAAACCATACAGGACGATGGCAACACGGCTATCTTTCGATTCACTAATGTGAGCGATGGAAGTGGCGAGAGTGCAGTTACTAAAATTGACGTATCTGCGCTTGCCTCTGATCCTGTGACAGGCGCTGCTTGTACGAAGGTAAGCATTCAGAAGATCTATTACTCGACCATTGGTATGGGTGTGAAGATCTTCTTTAATGCATCTACTAACGTGCTTGCTTGGCAGTTAAACGCCGACTGGGCTGACACGTTGGATCTGTCTGATTTTACAGGCATACCCAACAACGCAGGCTCTGGCGTCAACGGCGACGTATTGTTTACCACTGTAGGGCACTCTAGTGGTGATGTGTATAGCATCATCATGCAGGTGCGTAAGCACTTCTAAGATGGCTGAGAAAAAGAAAAGCAAGTCTCGAGTAAACGAAGCTGGCAACTATACGAAGCCAGCTTTGCGTAAAAGGCTGTTCAACTCAATCAAAGCTAGTGGTAAAGGCGGAAAGCCTGGTCAGTGGTCTGCGCGTAAAGCGCAGATGCTGGCTAAGCGTTACAAGGAATCTGGTGGAGGCTACAAAAACTAATGCCTCTAAAGAAGTCTCAGAAGTCGCTAAAGAAGTGGACGAAGCAGGAGTGGGGAACCAAGTCGGGTAAACCCTCTACCCAAGGCAAGAAGGCGACAGGTGAAAGGTATCTCCCGAAGAAGGCTAGAAAGGCTCTATCAGACAAGGAGTACGCTGCCACTTCCAAGAAGAAACGAGAAGACACCAAGAAGGGGAAGCAGCACTCAAAGCAGCCCAAGAAGATAGCTAAGAAAACAGCGAGGCATCGCAAATGAGTTTGACCGATGCAGAGAAGAACCGGCTAAAAAAGGTTGGTCTTAGTGGACTGAACAAACCAAAGCGTACCCCAAAGCATCCGTCTAAGAAGGCGGTTGTTGCTGTTAGGGATGGCGAAAAGATGAAGATCATTCGGTTTGGTGATCAGAAGATGGGTCATAATTACTCGGCAGAGGCGCGTAAAAGCTTCAAAGCCCGTCACGGCAAGAACATTAAAAAGGGCAAGACATCAGCCGCATACTGGGCAAATAAGGTGTTTTGGTCTGGCAAGGGCGGTAGTACTAAGAGTCCACCTAAGTCACAGAAACAAAAGTTTGGTCGAGACTGATGGCAATTAGTCGGGCGCAAATGGGTAAACAGATTAAGAATGCGCCAGCAAAGAAGAAGCGCGTTTCTAAAAAGAAACAAAAGGCTAGGAGGCCGTAATGGGATTAAAACTTTCAGATGTTTCGCCAATAGCATCGCTCGTTAAAGGCGAAGGGATCATGGAGTATGCAGGCGTTCTCCCAGCTTACTTGACAGAAAAGCGTAAAAAGAAGAAGGCACGAAGAGAAGAAGATCGATTGGCCTCTGAAAAAGCTGAAGCGGATCGCATGGAAAAGGTCATGTCTGGCGCTACCACTATGAGTGCCGGAGGTAAGACACGAACAAAGCCTATTGATGGGATAGCTATCAAGGGCAAGACTCGCGGAAGAATGATCTAGATGGCTACCAGCGGCACGTTTACATTTAACCTAGATCTTGCCGATTCACTGGAAGAGGCATTTGAACGGGCGGGTTTAGAGCTTCGCAGTGGGTATGACTATAAGACCGCTAGACGCAGCCTAAACCTAATGATGCTGGAGTGGCAGAACAGAGGCTTGAACCTTTGGTCTGTAGACTTTGCTACACAAGCACTTACCGCTGGCACGAATCAGTACACGCTAGATGGCAAGGTTCTAGACATTATCGAAGCTTTTGTCAGGACAAGTGCGGGTGAGGTCAATCAGCAGTTTGACCAGTCGATGACTCGAATCTCTGTAAGCCAGTACTCGAATCTTTCAAACAAGCTAACGCAAAGCAAGCCGTTGCAGTATTACGTTGAGCGCAATGTTGACTCAATCACAATAAATGTGTGGCCTACACCTGATGATCAAGAGACCTATCAGTTTGGTTACTACTACATGGAGCGTGTCGAGGACGCTGGCAACTCAGCGGCGAACAACATAGACGTTCCTGCTCGATTCTTGCCCTGCCTTGTTAGCGGATTGGCTTATCAGTTGAGCATGAAGTACCCATCAGCGGGTGCTAGAGCGCAAGCCTTAAAGGCTGACTACGAAGAGCAATGGACGCTTGCCTCAGACTCGGATCGTAACAAAGCGTCATTGTACGTCTCTCCTGGGGGATATTCGTTTTGAGTTCATACACTAGAGGTAAGTACGCTTTCGGTTACTGCGACATGACTGGGTTCAGGTATCCGCTCAAGGACTTGGTGCCTGAGATTGTTAACCAGCGACCTACAGGATTTTTGGTAGGCAAGGATGTTGTTGATCCAGATCAGCCACAGTTGCAGTTAGGTAAGGTGCGGGTTGATGACCCTAGAGCACTGAGAAACCCAAGACCTGACAGAGGGTTAGATGAAAGCCGAATACTGGCTTCGTTCAATCCAGTGGGCCAAGTTGGCTTAGATTGTTCAGGTCACGTCGGTGTCGTTACAGTGGTGACAAGCTAATGGCGTGGACGTTCACAACCCTGAAGACAGCGATACAAGATTATCTTGAGACAAACGAGACAACTCTTGTTACCAATCTTCCTACGATAATTACTCAAGCAGAGGAGCGGATTCTTAAATCTGTTCAGTTGCCTAATTTCAGGAAGAACGTCACGGGTACGCTGACACAATCAAACACCTATCTAGAAACTCCTTCTGACTTTTTGTCGCCTTACTCGTTGGCTGTAGATAACAGTGGTTACGAGTACTTGCTGTTTAAGGATGTGAACTTCATACGGCAAGCGTATCCAACAGCATCTACCACGGGGATACCCAAGTATTACGCGATCTTTGATGACACAACTTTCATTGTTGGGCCAACCCCAAACGGTAACTTAACAGTAGAGCTTCATTATTTTTACAGGCCGCAATCAATCACCGTGTCTTCTGACGGCACAAGCTGGCTGGGCGATAACGCAGAAAATGCTCTTTTATACGGTAGCCTTGTTGAGGCATATACCTTCTTGAAGGGTGAACCCGATCTGATGCAGCTTTATCAGGCTCGATACGACTCCGCTTTGGCAGATCTTAGAGCCTTAGGTGAGGGTTATAGCACAACTGACAGCTATCGCTCAGGCGAAGTAAGGTCTGCTAGATGACAGCGGTTGGGCATGTTGGCAATGTTGTTGTTGCCACAACACAGAACAAAGGACACGACCCTGATTTCTGGGCAGATTCTGCAACAAAGCGTATTGTCAGTGTGGGTGAGAACAGTCATCCGTTGCTTGCAGAGCAGGCGCTATCTTTCCAAGAAGACATACGGAAGGTTATCGGTTATTACATTAAGGAAGCGATCAAGAGTGATCGGGCAACTTTAGCCGCTGAAGTTGAAGCTCAGGGTCAACCTGATTTGGCAAACATAATACGGAGACTTACATGAGTATCACATCTGCGCTATGCACATCGTTCAAGCAAGAGATTCTTGTCGGCACACATAACTTTACCGCTACCTCTGGTAATACTTTCAAGCTGGCGTTGTACACAAGCTCTGCCACATTGAATGCAAGCACTACTGCCTACACCACATCAAATGAGGTGTCTGGAACGGGATACACGGCGGCGGGTGCAGCTTTAACAAGCGTGACCCCTACCACGTCAAGCACAACAGCGTTTTGTGACTTTGCCGATCTCACGTTCAGTTCGAGCACGATCACTGCAAACGGTGCCTTGATCTACAACGATACTCAGTCAGACAAAGCTGTTTGTTCTTTAGCCTTTGGTGGTGATAAGACAAGCACCGCTGGAGATTTCACCATACAATTCCCAACGGCTGATGCCAGTAATGCGATCATTCGTATCGCCTAGCGATGGCAATTGTTAATGGTTGGGGCAGAGGTACTTGGGGCCAAGGTGCGTGGAATGAAGCGATACCTGTTGAGGTTACCGGCGTTGCTGGTACAGGCGCTGTCGGGTCTGTCACAGCCACGGGAGGCGCAATTGTCTCTGTCACAGGCGTTTCTACAACAGGGGCAGTCGGGTCAGTCTCGATCATTGAAGGGTCAGGCGTTACGGTTTCTGTTACAGGAGTTGCTGGAACGGGCGCGGTTGGCTCTGTCACAGTTGCCGCCGATGCAAATGTCAGCGTTACGGGAGTCTCTGGTACAAGCGCATTGGGCACGGTTTCGCTCAAGTGTGATAACAACATTTCAGTCACTGGATTTGAAGCGACTGGTTCAGTCGGTTCGGTATCGGTTACAGCCGGTGCCGTCGTTAGCGTTACTGGCGTTGCTGCTACTGGTGCAACTGGCTCGGCAAATGTTTGGAGCCTTGTCATACCAGGTCAAACAGCAAGCTACTCGGTTGTATCAGACAGTCAAACAGCAAGTTACTCGGCTGTATCAAAAAGCCAAACAGCTAACTGGGAAGAGGTAGCGTAATGGTTCGCAAGGTCAAGAAGGTTATTAAGGGATTAGAGAAAGCCTCTAAGACACACAAGAAACAAGCTGAAATGCTAAAAAAGCATGTGGCGTCTATCAAGAAGACAAAGCCTAAGACTAAAAGTCGGAGAAGATAAATGGCAACTTACGTTAATGATCTACGCCTGAAAGAGATATCTACTGGCGATGAGGCAGGTACATGGGGAACCAGTACGAATACAAATTTAGAGTTAATTTCTGAGGCTTTTTCCTTTGGGACGGAAGCTATTACGACGAATGCTGATACTCATACTACTACTATTGCTGATGGGTCTACTGATCCGGGCCGCAGTCTCTTCCTCAAATATACTGGCACTCTTGATTCAACTTGCACCATCACTATAGGGCCGAATACGGTCAGCAAGCTGTGGTTTATTGAGAACGCAACCAGCGGATCGCAGTCAATAATCATCAGCCAAGGCTCTGGCGCAAGCATCACCATACTTAATGGTCAGACCAAAGCTATTTACAGCGACGGCGCTGGGTCAGGCGCTGCGATGGTTGATGCGTTTACGGATCTGTCTGTTCCATCGTTCTTTGTATCGGGCGATTTGGATGTAGACGGCACCACCAACCTTGACGCTGTAGACGTAGACGGCGCGGTAAACTTCGCAGCAGACGTAACCTTTGCAGACGGTGCAGACATCATCACCGCATCCGCAGGCACATCCAACGTCCGTGTAGGTGTCAACGCAGGTAACTCCATAACCTCTGGCGGCAACTACAACGTGACCGTGGGCGATGAAGCGGGTACGGCTTTGACTACGGGTGATGCCAATGCATTTTTTGGTTATCAGGCAGGGACAGCAAGCACAACCTCTTCTGACAACACCGCAGTCGGTGCTGCTGCGTTGGCTACAAATATCCTTGGAGCTAGAAACACAGCAATAGGTAAGAACGCTCTATTTGCTCATAATACAACAACGGCAACTAGCGCATACAACGTCGCAGTGGGGTATCACGCAGGGATAGCAGTCACCACAGGAACTGAAAATACACTCCTTGGGGGTCTGGCAGGCACGGCTCTGACAACGGGGATTCGTAGCGTTTTATTGGGCTACCAAGCTGGCGATGCGCTGACCGAAGGGCAAGAAAATATTGCTGTAGGTAAATCTGCTTTGAGCGCAGACACCTTGGGCAGTCGTGCAACGGCTATAGGCAAAAGTGCGTTATCAAGCCAAAACTTCACAACAGCCACTCAAAACTACAATGTTGCGGTTGGTTATGAAGCAGGAAAAGCAGTCACCACGGGAATCCAGAACACCCTCTTGGGGGGTCTTGCCGGTGACGCTCTTACTGATGCCGATTACAACGTAGCGTTGGGACATCTCGCTCTTACGACAGATACTTTGGGTAGCACTTCGACTGCTATCGGTACTTTTGCGTTAAGAGATCAAAACTTTACTACGGCTACGGAAAGTCACAATACAGCGGTGGGGTATAACGCCGGGGGTGATGTAACTACGGGAGTCCAGAACACCTTTTTGGGTTCCCTAGCTGGCGATGCAATAACCACAGGTTTTGCCAATGTCGCCATAGGTTTTCAGGCGCTGAGTTCTGACGATGTTGGAACCAATACAGTTGCTATTGGTCAGAACGCATTGTTTGCTCAAAATTTTAGCACTGCAACTGCGACCTATAACGTCGCTGTAGGACAGTCGGCAGGTGCGTCCGTCACCACTGGAATCCAGAACACCATCATCGGCGCTCTAGCTGGTGATGCCCTAACTGATGCTGACTTTAATGTAGCAGTGGGAGTGACTGCTTTAGGTGGAGATACTCTTGGGAGCAAATCTACAGCCATTGGATATAGCACTCTTGTAAATCAAAACTTTACCACAGCAACTGACACTCTCAATACGGCAGTCGGGTATGAGGCAGGTGCGTCAG